GCCCAAACCGCCTCCGCTTCATCGAAGAACGTCTTGACATCATTGGCAAAGAGCTGGGGCTTCCTCACATCCGTGCGTGGACTCGTGATTATCGTGACAATCCAGGCTTCGGTGAGGAAAAAGATAAAGTGACAGGCATAAAGAGTAAGAGCCTGCTGTCATTGATGCTGGGTCGGAATAAAGATGTGAGTGGTTGTGTTGATGAGCATATCAATGATATTCAACCTTCACGATTTACAGTCCATCACTGGGATCTTCATACCACCAACTGGGTGCGCTACAATGACCTCATGGATTATCAGTGGGGTGATATTGAGCTGCATCCTCGCTACGAAGGTAAGGTGATGAAGTTCATTCAAGAGCGTGCCCCTGAGCTACTGAACGAGAATACTCTGTTCTGGATCGTGGGCAGCAAGCCGTATATCGAGCCGATGAAGAAGAACTGTCCAGAGCTGGGTGATATCCCAACGGAAGTCGAGGTCAACGCTTTCAACCCGGTTAAAAAGTAAGCGTTCAATACTCTTTGATCGGTGATAATATGGGAAGGGTTAATCCCTTCCTACTCTATAACATGAGGCTACATTATGCGTAACGTACAGCAATGGCAAGACCCGATTTCAGGTCAGACATTTCGGGTATTCCAGTCAACTGGTACTACCAAAACTCTTCAGGAATTTTTGGAAGACAAATACAAAGTAACCCACAAACGGGGTATTTCTGGTCAGATTATCCATATTTCTGGCCAACAGTACCGAGTTTACAAAGATGATTATGTGATATGTGATACGACCACCTTTGAAATCTTTCTTCGTCACGCTGACAAAGTGTCAGATTTCATGGCCATGCGAAACTGTCGTTTCATCGGCCTGGAACGTCGCAATTCCAAAATGCTCATTTCTGAAGATGTGTCAGAAAAACGCAAACGGCAAGCTGCGGCTCAACGCATTCAGGTGGTTGCAGGCAACTGGAAGCCTTCCCAGAAAGCAGAAGTGAAAGAGCCAAAACCTCTTCTTTCTGATATCAATGATATTCAGGCTTCTGCGCGTAGTCGTCGTGACGGACAGCTGGCTCAAATCCAAACTGCGAAGACAGTGTTCTCTGAACAGCCAACTGAAGAAACGGAAGAAACGGAAGTGGCTTACAATTCAGGTCTACCAGTACCGGAATCTAAGAAGCCAGCGGATGATTCCTTCCGTGAATTCGTTGAGAATGCCAACACTCAGGCCGAAGAGAAGAAACCGGCGAAGAAAAAGAATCCATTCTTCGAGCGTCTTCTGGGTTTCCTACCTATTTTCCGTCGCTGATTGCCTTCCGCTAAATAACCCCATTAGGCTATTTCCTGATGGGGTTTATCATGACTACTTCCAAACTGTTCGAATCCGTTGAAGACGATACCCCGCTGTGGGTAGGTTCGTTTAATAACACCACTCTTGAGATCTATGACCGTCCTGAAACCGGCGCAGAAGAACTGTATGCCTGTCCTGGTGAAGGTCAGAGCCTCACGGACGCCGCCTGCTCACTTGCTGCTTTCCTTGACAGCGCCCAGCCCGAAGATTACACTGCCGAAATCGGTACTGAAGGCGAAGGAGACGAGGTGATTGTAAGTCTGGGTGGTCAGCCTTGGACGAGCTTCTACATTGAAACCGGTGAAGAAGGACAGGTGTTGAGTACAGACATGCAGCTTGATAATGCCGAGTTGGATTACCTGTACACCACTGGAGTGCTGCCAGATCCTGACAAGTTTGGTGATGTAACTCTTGATCTGGAAAATCCTGACGATGATTTCTGGGAAGGTGGTTCAGGGGAATAAGAAAAGGGAGCTGAGGCTCCCTTAGTTTTAGAGGAAATTGATAAAAGCAACGCCGAACGCAGTAAACAGGACGATCAACACAGTAAGCCAGAGCGCCCGCTTTTCTTGCTTGTTACGGAATCCCACCTTTTCATCAATTGGTTTCATCACTGGCCTCGATGTTTGACTTGATTACATTCACACACGTTTCCATAAGAGCAGCGTAAAGGTTATTGGCGGTATTAAACGTTGCCAGCAGCATTTCAGCACGGGCGCGGTCAATCTCATTACCGGCCAACACGTGAGCCTGAAGATAAGAGAGCTCCTTGATGAGGAAGCGAATCTGCGTTTGAGCAACGTCTGCGTCAGCCTGGTGGATAGTTACTGTAACATCCTGCATTTCCGGCTTCAGTTGTTCCTGGATTGAACCTTTGAGGAACAGGATAGCATTTTTGTATTCTTTCTGATTAAGCATTTTATAGACCCTTCTTTTCAATGTTGCTGAGTTTGTTAATGCGCCCCTTGGGACGCAGTGTACAAAATCAGAAGCGTGAATCTAACCAGGCGTTCTTTTCGTTCTGGTATTCCCAGGCAGCTGGACCACCGGCCATGATCACTTCTAATGAAGGAGTGTTGTCATCTTCACCGCCGTGAAGATCAGGATCAAAGCCATCGTCTTCTGGATCATCTTCACATTCGTTGACGTAAGTGTCTTCCATGTAGAAGGTTTCTGCATCCATATCCATGTCACCCAGAGCAAATTCTAGAGTGATCTGACGAGTAGCTATGAGCTCAGCCATTTCGTCATTCAGGCCCGCTTGTTTAGCCTGAACAAATAATTCATGGTTTGCCTGAAACCGGAAGAACTCAAGAGCCGAATAAAGGTCGTCAAAATATTGTTTCTGAGGAACCATGTAATTCACGCCACCAATCACTTCAGGGGTTGGTGCATACTCAACCAGATAACGCCCACCTTTGACTGGTTTGGTTCCATCCAGCGTACCGAAAGTAGAGATCACGCGACCTTCCTCGGTGCCAAATAACACAGTGTTGTTTGATGGTGATTTACGGAGAGTTTGAATGGCCATGGTATAGTTCCTTCAGTTCAAGTTTATCGTAGTGCTGCTGTGAATTTGAACTATACGGCAGTTATTGAACATAGTAAAGCGTTATTCAATAAATTTTATAAATCTCGCCTTTGTAGGGGATTGGCTGCCCTATTTCACCTATCACACGATTTGGGACTCTGATCTTCCACTGTAGACCAAATTCGTCGGTGACTGTGAGGACACTTATACGCTTGTTGATTTCTTTATGGGATATGATTTTACCACGGATGGGTGCAATCTTGTTAGATCGAACCGATAACTGCCTGCCTATCACTGTCTTCTTGCCTTTCATAAAATGGGAGTGCCGTATAATAATGCTATCTGTTATATTGAAAAGGGCTTCCGTGCCCTTTATAGAGGAGTTATGGCATTTTGGGTGGTGCCTGAGGAGGCTGATTCTCGCCGATTACCGGCCACGTGTCAGCATTCCTTTTAACAAGATCAGTATTTGGAGCTGCATCGCCAGTCCCGGCAACGGTAACTTCCTCTTCAACCTTGTTGGAACCAGATCCTGTAGCTTTCTTGACCACGGTGACACCAAAATCTTTGATAGCATCGGTCGCGGCATCTTTTCGACCGTTCGCCTTGTAATGGTTGTATCCTTTGATACCAAACGAGGCAGAGATAGCAGTCAGTAAGGAACCAGTGTACCAATCAGGCGCTTTGTCTAATGCCATCATCCCGCCGATGACAGCGCCGATGAAATCACCTTTGTGGTATTCGCCATGGAATAAGAATAGCTCCACGACAGGTGCTATCATAACTAAGATGGCCGGTACAGCCAGAACGATAGTCCAGAACTCGTCTTTCCAACTTCCGCCGACTTCTGTGATCTTAGCCAGTTCCCAATCGCTGGTTGACTTGATTGCTTCAAGTTTCACCTCGTGTTTGGCCTGGTTTAGTTCACGTTTGTAGGAAAAGTAGTCAGAACCGATATTCCAGATCTGCTTGACCACACCGGGTATCAGGCTCAGCAATGGTAAGGCCATAGCAATTTACTCCTTTGTCATTGAATTAAACACACTTATTATTACGGGACGTGCTAACGGCACGGATAACCTGGAGACATGAACATGTCAGAAGTTTTCTATACCAACGTTTCGCGTGATGGTAGTGATTTGCTTGTAAGAATTGCCGATCACCAGGGCCAGCGCAAGCAAATACGCGTCAAGAAATATGCCCCCATCCTCTATTTACCCACTCACGATTATTCAAATGTAGAGAAGATAGGTCTTCATGGTGAGGCTCTCATCTCAAAGACATTCGGTTCAATGCGTGAAGCCGATAACTACATGGACGAGTACAAGGACGTCGAAGGCTTCAAGATCTATGGCCAGACCAACTGGCCTTATCAGTTCATCGCACACAAGTTTGGCGGAACCATCACTCCTGACTTCGGTAATATTCATGTTGCTAACGTGGATATAGAAGTATTTTCAGGCGGCTGGGATCCTGAAACCAAGCAACTCCTTAAAGGGCCGTTCCCTGAACCAGTAGTCAATGAGACCAGCAAGCCATACAAGAACCTCAACTTGTTGAAGCGTTACATCAAAAAGGCGCAGGCCAGCCAGCTGTTTATCAAAGAGCACTTTCCAGGTTCCTTTACCCGCGAATACAACATGAACCCGGAAGACCAGAACACGCCGGATAACATCCGTGTTGATTTTGAGCCTCAGGTTCTGAATGCTGCGTTCCCCATCCCTCTTATCCAGCTTCAGGATATGAAGAACAACTGCTACCATATCTTTGGGCTACCGGCTGCTAAAGACCGTATGAAGTTCAAATACGATTCTGAAGATAAAGAGATTGGCGGGCTTGAAGTTATCTATCATGAATTTGAAACCGAACAAGCCCTGCTCAAAGCATTCTTGGCTCATTGGTCAGAGCGCGCCTATGATGCGTGGACAGGTTGGAACATTGAGACGTTTGATGCTCCTTATTTAGTGGAACGCATTCGCCTGGTGCTGGGTGATGCTGCCGTCAACCAGTTGTCTCCTTGGGGTATTGTCAAGAAGCGCGGTATCAAAGATCCAAAGGGTGAAATCACTACCTTTGACTTTGTGGGTTGTGAGCTTCTGGACTACATGCAGATCTATAAGAAGCACACATACACTACTCGCGAGCGCTACTCTCTGGATTGGATCGCATACTGTGAACTGAAAGAGAAGAAGTTGGACTATGGTGAAGCCAAATCACTCAACACCTTGTTCTTCACAGATTACAGCAAGTACTGTCGCTATGGTATAAAGGATACCAAGCTGGTCTACCGCCTGGAAGCTAAGCTGAAGCTGTTGCAGCTTATGTATGTGCTAGCGTACAAGACCAAATCTAACTACCGTGACGGGCTGGGGACAGTGTCTCCTTGGTTGGCGCTCTGCTATTATAAGCTGTTTGAAAAGGGTATCGTCCCCCAGATCAAAAGAGTGTACAAGGGGCCGACAGACTTTGCCGGTGCCTTTGTGTTGGAAGTTAAGAAAGGTCGACACCGATGGCTCATCAGTTTTGACCTTAACAGTCTGTATCCTCATATCATGCAGCAATACAACCTCGGCCCAGAGACTATTGTTGATGATAAACATCTGCGTCGTGAAATCATTGAAGCTATGATCAAGCAGCTGGAAGGATCGGCCGCACCTATGTCTACGCCTATGAATATGAAAGCCAGATACAAGGCTCTCATTGATAAGTTGCGCCTCGCTATTGATGACAACATGGAGAATCGTATCCATGTTGTTGACGAACTGATTAACATTGGCAAATACGAGTTTACAGCCCTTAAAGAGTACAACGTCAGCTTTACACCGAACGTTCAGTTCTTCCGTAATGATAAGATGTCCTTCCTGTCTGAGATCATGCGCTGGATTTATAGCGAACGTAAAGTTGAGAAGGCGACGGGCCTGCGTTATGAACAGTATGACAACTGGTGTACCGAATTAGCAGAAGGTAAGTTCTCTGTAGATGCTGCTCGCAAATCTCGTTATTGGGATGAAGAATGGTATCAAGAGACACTGAAACTTGCTGCTACAATGCTGAAAGAAGCCGCAACGGACTGGGAGAAGAAGGCGATCATTCAGGATGTGTTACAACAAGGTCTCAAGATCTTGATGAACGCCGGTTACGGCGCTACAGGCAACGTGTGGTTTAAAGAGTATTTTGACCTGCGTATCTCTGAAGCGATTACATTGTCGGGCCAGCTGATCAACAAATGGAACAAGAAGCATACTGACCAGTATCTGAATAAGCTGTTTGGTACGTCTGGCCTGGATTATGTTGTAGCAGGCGATACCGACTCCAACTATATCGTACTGGAGCGTCTTGTTGAGAAAGAGCTTCCTGGCGTTACAGATATCCACAAGATAACCGATCATATTGATGAGTGGGTTAAATCAACCTATGCTCCGCTTGTGAATACCTGGTGTGAGGACTTGTGTGAAACGGTTAATGGCTATGAACAGCGCATGTTTTGGGAGCGAGAGGTCATTGCTTCAGACGCTATCTGGCGCGCCAAGAAGATGTACTGTATGGCAGTTATTGACTCAGAAGGCGTTCGTTATGACGAGCCGAAGATCAAGTTCAAAGGTCTGGAAGCCCGCAAGTCTTCAACGCCAGAATGGTGCCGTGAAAAGCTGAAAGAGTGTTATGAAATAGTCTTGCTCGGCACCGAGTCTGATGTACAGAAATACATCGCCAGCGTTCGTGAAGAATACATGAAACTGCCGGTGGAAGACATTGCTAAAGCCTCTTCAGTTTCAGACCTTGAGAAATGGATGGAGGGTGACAGCTACCGTAAAGGAACTCACTTTGCTGCCAAGGCTTCTATCAACTACAACAAGCTGATTGAAGCCAAGCCTGAGTTGGAACTTGAACCGATAGAATCTGGTGATAAGGTCTTGTTGGTCAACCTGAAGCCAAACAATCCTATCGGAGAAGCCAACCTGGCCTTCCCCGATTATCTGGATCCTGAACTTGATATGCATCGCTGGGTCGATTATAGTGAGTCCTTTACCAAAGGGTTCATCGATCCCATACAGACCATCCTGGAGGTTGTAGGCTGGAACTGGAAGCGCCGGGTCAACCTGATGGCATTGATGGCTTCTCAAAAGAAAGGCTAACTTCAATAAATAGGTGAGGCGATAATAGCCTCACTTTCTTACAAATGGAACAGGAAACTAACATGAAACGCATTGCAATTCTTCTCGCATTATCCCTGGCTGGTTGTTCTTCATTCACTCAGCCTGCTGTACCCGCCTATGACGAAGCCAAAGCTGCTGAGCAGATGGAGAGCTTCATCAAGGCTCATGCTGCTCTGTCTAACGATACTCCCGGACCTCTGGAAACGCGTTGTGCTATGGTGGAAAAGCTGCAAGAAACTGACACCACCGAATTTGCTTGTGCCTCCCTGGTCAAAAAGCAAAACGTGGTTCTGGAAGCAGACTGTTCCCGTGACATGGGTTGTGAAGCAACCGGCTATAAAGTGTGGGACTCTAACCAGAACAAATTTGTTGAGCCAAACCCGGCGCTGACCGAGGTGGCTCCATGAATAATCTTTCTAGCCGCAAGATTTATCGTATCGGTGTAGACTTTGACCTGACCATCGTCGACAGCCTTTGGCCGTGGATTGAATGGTTCAACATGCATATCCCTGCGCTGAATGCCAACCTGACTC